GTAGTAGATTGTATTGTTGTTAAAGCTGTTATTTCTGGGGTCAATGCTCCACCTACATTTAATGTATTTAAAGCCAGAATTAAGTTACTATTTATACCTGTTAACGTATCTATTAATATATTAAAAGTTGTTAATAAACTAGTTACGTCATTTTTAATACCTACACGACCACTACCTAAAGAAATCATAGGTTTTCCTGTACCACCGCCATAAAGTTGTACATCTGTAGTTGAATAACTATCTAAAGGATTAACTTGGGATCTTAAACCTACAATAGCTACTGCATCGCTTATGTCGTGCATACGTACAGTATTAGGTGGTAAATTGGTTTGTCCTGATACTGCCCAATTATCTATATCTCTATCTATAAATACCAATAAGCACGTATCTCCTGCATTTATAGGAAAAGTGACTGCACCACCACCACCACCTAAACATAATACCGGTACTTCATATAAGTGTGTATATGCAACCAATGTAGGATTTGTACCAGAAACTGTTTGTGAAGTTGTAGTTTCACCACTTGATGTAGTGAGTCCAGTTGAGGCAGATTGAGTATAACCTATAACCATCTGCATATTTATAGATACAGTAGCTATTTGTTTAGATGCATTAAAACTAACTATTGTACCAGTTTGTGCACAAAATAAACCAGAAAGAACTTCGCTTCTTAATTGATTAAACAAAATTCTAAGATCTGGCTTAGTAGGTGTTAACGGAGTAAGAATATTTGTTTCTGTAGTAGGTGTAGCCATAACTCAACTTGGTAAACTTAAGTTTCCTGTAATAGTAACAGGTGTTGTACCTGCATAAGGCTTATAAAGATCTAACGTAGTAACAAATTGTCCATTAACACTTGGTGATATTATGCCTTCGTGTTTTATACCATAAATAGGATATATACCATTATATGCAGGATTTTCTGTACTATTAAGTTTTACTAACTGTCCAATGTAAAATGAAGGTTCAAACAACATTTTGCATACTACGGATGAATTATCTGTAGGCATCGGTACATCTAATAATCCTGTTGCTGAACTAATTTCGTAAGGTTCTTTACTTGTGATAAATCCTTCGTTTTTACCCATTACTCTTAATTGTGATAAATCAATCGTAGCATTTAATTGATATTTATCTAATATGTTTTGTATTTGAGTAAAAGTAGGACCTACAAAACTTTTCGGTCTTATAAATTGTATATCTGGTATTGTACCAAAAAGAGGAGTTGGAAACGCAGTAAGTAAATCGCTATTTAAATCAATTAACGCCTGTTTTAAAGTAGTTTGTGGATTAGTAGTAAAATTAGAAAAACTATTAGAATACATAAATGAATTATCTTTACAGGTTAATTCAGTAACTATGTTATTTCTTCCTATGCGGTAACTTCTACCGATCATTACCTGACCATTAAAAATCAATCCTTGATTTCCTAATTCATAACCAGCCCTTAATTGCACAGGAACATAAAGACTTTGTGTATAATAAGGTTTTAATAATTGGTTTCTTTGTTCTTCAGATAAATTATAAAGTTTAAATGTACCAGTATTAACACTAGACATAAAAGCTCTATCTATACTAAATTCTAAAGATATTGGTAATGTTATGGATTGTGAAGCCGTTGTTGTGCGTGTAAACACGCCTTTGTCTGTCGCACGTTGTTGATTACTTGCGATAGTTTGATTAAAACCATAATTAGGACCAGGTGTTGATTTAGTTACTTGAGTAACTGGACCAATAGGTGGTACTCCTACAGTTAATGTATATGTACGGTTAAATTTCAATTACCTACAAATATTGTTGTTTCAAGTGCTTTAACTTGAGCTTCGGTTAATATAAATAATTGTGCATATCCATCTGAAAAATCACTAAGATTGTATGGATCATATCCATCTGATGTTGTGCAACCTAATCCAAATGGTAATATATATTGATATTGTCTAAGTAAATTAGGAAAAACAGTTATTCTATTTCCGTTTACTTCATAAGCAGGGTTTGAACCATTCCATGTTAAATTAAAAAACCAACCCTGTTGATTTGATTCATAATATAAATTAATTGTAGCCATAGTTCCATTTATTGTAGAAATGGAAAAGGTTTGGTTTAAATTATTAGTTATGCCCGATATATATTGCATAATTATAAATTATCTATGGCATCCCATGCTGCCGACATTAATGAAGCATCATCACCGCCATTAAGTGTATTAATAAGATCTGCAACTTGCGTTTGAGAATCTTGCTGAATAGTCACAGCTATTTCATTATCATCATTAGTTAATTCAGCCAAAGCGTTGTTTAATACATCGTTAATAGATGAACTTAGCCAACCTTGTGCTAGGCTTTCTACTTGTTGTATTGTATAAGGAACAGTACCTGCTGAACCAGCATTAACTGGTAAAGTAGCTTGTATTTGTGCTGAGGAATTACCTGCAGTTGCAGTTTGATTAGCTAAATTTTGACCAAGTATTCTTACTTTTTTAAATGTAACAGTAAAATCTGTTATGTTAGTAGTTGTTTCATTTTGAACTGGTTCTACAGATTCAATAGCCATGCTACTAAATATACCCCAAGGGGTTTCTACTGTAAAAAGTACACGTCCTTGCCATAATTGATATAAATATCCAAATATTAATGCTTGTTTATTACCAGGATTGTTGGCTACAGAACTGTGGCCTAAGTAATAAGAATATACGCTATTACTATTTGCAGATACATAAGAAACAACACTGCTTTCTGAACCAGCTTGTGCTTGATAAGTACCTTGAGTAAATATTGGTTGCAATGCACTGTTTAAAGGCAATGGATTAACTATTTGCGTAGGAGCATTAGTAATTACAGGTAGATTATAAACTAAATCACCAGTAGAACCCTTTAATGTTACTTTTTCTGGTGAAAGAGATATTTGATCATGTATTGCAGTATTATCTTCTAGATAATGATCCGTAATTTCAGATTTTAATTCTGCACGTTCCTGACCTCGTATATCAAATATTAAACCACCTATACCACTTGGCAATGGAGAAGGATATACATAAACAGTATTAAAATTAGTTAATGCTGCAGCAGTAGAAGTCTGTGAAGCAAAAACGCTAGAGGAATCTGTAGGTACTACGTTTGTTGCCATGTTAATATTGAGAAGAAGCTAAACTGGATTGTGCAGCTATTCCTGCCATTTCATATTTCCAAAAATCTTTTACAACATCTATAAACTTTTCACCAGCAACTTTACCATCGCCACCATGATTTGTTTGATTTACAGTTAAATTAATTAGCTGTTGTTGTGCTTGTGCTAATTTAGGATAGCTAGCAGGTATAGTAAATAAAGTATCTGGATTAGGTAATTTATTTAATTCAGAAAAATCTAGTCCCATGCCAATTTTAACAGACGACTTAAATATAGGATATAATTCGTTTATGCCTTTTAATATTTTATCTACAACATTTGCAAAGTTAGTAAGTGGCACTACCAAATCTTTTCCAATAGTTGTGCTTAATAATTTTGCTTGTAAATTAATATCACCCCAAATGCTATTAATTTCTTTTAATTTGTTTATTTCTTCGTCTGTATAACGAGCAGCACTTTCTTGCTCAGAAGGATTAAATTTTCCTGCTCGTATTGCAGCATAAATATTAGGGTCTTGTATACCTAAACCTTGCGCAGCTTTAAATGCAATCGGTGCATTTATGCCAGAAGATTGTCTTAATGCTTTACTTATTTTATTAAAAGCAGTGTATACGTCTTCCCTAGGATCTATACCTAATTGTGAAAACCAAGGATTTGACGCACGATTAGTAGCTACATCAGTCATTATCTGTTGTAGTCTTGCAATAGTAGCAGCCATTTCATCTGCACTACTACCAACCTTAATTGCTTCTAACTGCCAGCTTTGTAGAGTATCCGTAGATAAACCTGTGCTTAAACTAAAATTCTTAAGATTATTTCCAGTGCTAATTGTAGAACTTGAAATCTTATCTAATGCTATAACTGCACCTGCTATTACTGCTCCAGCAGATAAAGCTTCAATTCCTAATTCGCTAAATGCTATAGCTAAATCATTAACATCAGTTTTTCCCTGATTTATCTTATTAAAAGATTTTACATTTTGTTCGTAAGCTTTTTTCTTAGCAGCCTCTTCTTTATCGTATGCTTTTTGCATACGTTTACGAAAATCTTCTTCTGCTTTAGCTTGCTTTTCTTTTTCTCTAAAATCTTTATCTCTTAATTCTTTTTCGTACTTATATCTTTGTACGTGACTATCTTTTTGCTTACCAGCTTCTACTTCTTTATTTTCTAATACTTCTGGTTTCTTTATCTCAATATTAGCTAATGAGGTAAGTTTCTTTTGTACATCACCTAAAGATGAACCTAAATCTTTAGCTGCTTTTGCAGCCTGTTGTAATTGCTTAGTTACAGCATTAAGCGCTTCAGGATTATCTACTTTAAATCCTAATTTTACAAAGAAGTCTGCAATCTGGCTCATTTCTTATTTTCCTTATTAAGTTCGTATTCGGTTTCAGTGCTTTCGGCCTGACAGATATGAAAGTACCATGCGTCTAAGACCAAATCAGTAGGCATCTGCAAGATTTCTTGCAAAGTACCTACTCCCTTTAAGTTTAACTGTAAAGCTATCCGAACCTCTGGACTTAGCTCATCTCGGACTTTTGCCCGTTGCCACTTGGAATCCCTTTTTGGATTGATGACAGCGATGCGAGGTTTTTGAAAAAAGGGGCTAAGTTCAATGTAGCCACCTCCCAAGCTACGAGAAGGAAATCTGGACGATTGTCTTCAGAATCAAAGGTATTTGCTGCTATTCTTGTAGCAGTAAAATCTTTAATTCCTTTGAAAGTGCATGACATCATACACTTCCATATAGCTTCTTGTACGTGTTCGGATGTCCCAACTTTAATTACTATATCTTTAAGCTGGGATGCTTCTAGTTGAAACAGTGTGCTTAAATCAAAAGCAGCACCAGGTTGGCCTATAGGAACTCCAACGAGTTCTTTAAAGACTGCATTAAACAATTTCATACTGTCGGAGAATCCAGCTAACTGGAATCCTAGAACAGCACCGCTAGATAGGGGAATATCTTTCATTGTAATTTAATTAACCGATTTGACGTGTGCCAGCAGCAAACTTGAACTTCCAGATTGTTACACCTTGTTCAGTTTCGCCTTCTACGTTACTCTTAACTTCTGGAATACTTGTTGGTACACCACCTGTTAAAAGATAAGTATCGTTTGTTACGTTGCCTTGACCATCACCAACACGCTTTACTAACTGTAAAGTTAATAGAGGAAATGATGGTGGATCTTGAAAGAACAAACGCTGGAATGAATTAATATAAGAATCGTTATTGCTACCACGTATTAGGCGTAGCGTACATTCCGTCAACTGACCAAGGGCACTAAAAGCAATAAGAGTATTGCCATTCTTACCTGGTTTAAATTGAGCCGTTTCGTTAGGAAATGTAAGTGAACCTACATCGCCATCTGCGAAATCTGTGAGTAATGTACCGTTTAACAGAATTGTGTCGTTACCGTTGAGTGATATGTCAGCCATGACTATTTAAGAATTAAGGGTTGATAAAGATGATTCCGTTAACGCTCTGAATAGCTCCAGCAAACTTAACACCAATTTGAACTAATGGAGCGACTCGGTTTTGACGTTGTGCTTGTAATTGTTGAGATACAGGTTGCGAATAGATGTAATAACCAAAGTCAGCAATATTGCGGATTAGATCCACAGGATTACCAAAGGTTGTTGCAGTCCATTGACCAGGAGCAAGGAATCCATTAGCTACTGCCTGATTAAGAACATTTGTCATAGCTCCTTTTAATGCAGTCATACCAGATTCTGTTTGTGGAATCTTAGTAGGTGTTTGAGCTAAGAAGTTAAATGTAGTTGTTTGTAATGTATTGAGCAACCAAGTCATGTTGAATACATTATCAGCATAACCATTTGCACCAGTTGAAATAGTTTCTGGAATACCTTGAATTGAGGTATAGAAATCAGTTCCAACCACTTGGCATTGTACATAAGTTGTAGAATCAATACCGCTATCAGCTACTAAGCTACTACCAGGTTGAATACCTGTTAATTGCTTAAAGTTCATTGTAATTGTCGTGTTACTTCCATTGAAGTTTGTGGACAATAAACGTGAAGCATAAGCAGCAGCAAATAAACGAGCAGCTTGGGCACTTACTGTATAAAGAAGTGTACGTGTTTGCTGATTGCCTGCAGCAAATACTTGATAGCACATACCCTGTGGTGAACCACTAGAATAAAGATCTGATTTATTATTTGTTGGAGCAAATAATAATGTCTTTGGCGTTAATGCTTGTACTTCATTAGAAGCAGCTACGATTTCAGAAACGTTAGGATTATATGCACACCAGCAAATACCACCTGTGTAAATTAATTGAGTGATTGCAAAGATAGCTGTTGAAAGCGTATCAGCACTTGTCATTGGATAAATTACCAACTGACCACCACCAGAAAGAATGTTTGGTGATTGGCTAAATACTTCTTGAGCCATTGCATAAGTTTCTGAACCTGTACCGAAATCAAGACCTACTTGAATTGGATCAGTATAAACTCTGTAGGTACTACCAATAATAATTGTTGGAACAGTAGCATAATTAGCACCACCATTAATAACATTAATTCCAGTTACTACACCACTAGAATTTACAACTGCTGTACCAGATGCAGGAGTGATTGTATTTCCTGTGGTTGGTGTACCACCTACGAAAAATACTGTTGGTATATTTGTATAACCAGAACCACCACTGCTTATTGTAATTGCACTTAATCCTAATGGAATAGCACCACCAGAAAGTGAACCAGTTACCGATGCTACTGCACCGTGACCAAAACTTGAATATGAAGGACCGGAAGAAGATGGTGATTCTGCCGTAATAATAGCCAACGAGTTTACGTTGTACGCTGGAACACCTGAGCCAGGTTGTTCAACGGTGAAGTTAACGAAGTTATTAATTGATAGTGACATGATTTATACGATTAAGGATTTGTGATTACTTCCGGCCCCAAATATTGATCGTAATAATCAACTGGTACCGTCCGAATGAAGGCTGTTAAAACATTAAAAGTTATAGAATAACGTGTAAGTCTTGATGCTCCCTCGACATAGGAAGTATCGTTAAAAGAGGTTGGTAAATTGCCGATTGTGAACCCATATTTTTCTTGTAGTTGTTCAGCCCT